TTATTACGACCCGCGCTTATGTCTAAAGCAAGACCTTGCAATTTTTCAGCTTCAGTAACGCTATGAGTTGCAGTCGCTAACGCGGCCAAAGATGGGCGCAATTCGTCATCTGTAACACCGAGGCGAAGCATCGTCTTCTTGATGTAATCATCAGCGCTCTTGATTGCGGCTTGATTTGCGCCGGTTGTATTTTTCAGTGAGGAAGCAAGCAGAGCTTGCGACTTCTGATCTGCTAATGCGGCTTTGACGGAATCAATGCCAATTTTTACGGCAAATGCTGCGGAAGCTACTGCGGCAACTTCAAAAGCCTTTTTGACTTTGCCACCGAAAGCATCAAATTCTTTTCCAACGGATTGCAGGTCTTTGGTAGCGGCCTTTGTTCCTTTATCAGAGTATTCAGAAACAATCCGAGCAATTATCGCGCCTGTTGCCACAAGTTACTCCTTTGTTTGCTGAGATTGCAATGCTTTTTGTAAATCGACTTTGGCTTCTTCTAATGCTTGTTTGAATTTCAATTGAATTTCAATTTTATGCTTATCAACAACGCGATAAATAATGCGAGAAGCGCTGCCAAATCTGTCGTCTAAAACTTTTCGAAAGTTCTGGCCTTGGGGAGTTGTTCCCTCGCCTTTGATTCTGTTTGCAATGTCAAAAATTGCACCTGCTGCGGATTTGTTTATGAGAGCGCCGGCACTTGTGGTGTAATCACCGCGCCTTGCTTTGCCTTGCGCTCTCGATGTAACAATTCCAGCTTTGATTTCTGCTGTTGACCAGGCTGGCCAACCTGCTCCCCCGCGAGTTGATTTGTGAGGTTTATTCGCTGGCTCAGTTTTCCAACCACTCATCGGTGGATTGTTTGGAACTTCTGCCTGTGCTTCAACCTTGAGTTCTCGCAAGGAATCGTTGATGACCTTATTGAATTTTTTCAAAGATGCTTCGTCAAATGCCTTTAGACCGGCAACTGTTTCATGCAATCCTGTCAAGACAAAATTCTCGGCCATGTTTACTCTCTCGACTTATTTTTCTCCTGAAGATATACAACAATTGCTTCAAGCACCCCATCAGGTGCATCTAGCAACGCTGATGGGGATAACGATGTTTCGACCGAAATAGCCGCGATTGAGTAAGTTAGGCTGTTTCGGTGGATTCGAAAGAAGGATCAGTCACCAATTCAACTGAAACCAATGTGTCAAGGAAATCCCCGCCGAATGGTTTTACAACTACCCCATTTGACTGAAGTGCTTTCCAACCTAAGTAGTAGATATGCTCAAGTTTTTGCTCTTCACCGAGTAATTTAGCCATTCCTTTGCCGAACTTTTGTTCAAAGTCCACAATGATTCTTGGCCGCAAGGAATAAGTTGCTTCTACTCCATCGGTTGTCTTTACCTTTATTGATAAACCATCCATGATTTTTCCCCTTAGTTAGTTGATTAGGATGTTGCTTTGGTGATTGCGCCTGACACTGGCCATGTTACTGAAGCAGTTGCAAGTTGACCAATTCCACCCTTGAGTGGAGTCCAGTCTGAAACAACTGCTGAGATTGTGTATTGAGGATTTGTTGTTGTCGTTGTTCCGGCAACAGGCTTGATCACAATTGTTGTAGCTGTGCCAAGTAACGGATAAATGGTTGATTCAACTGATGAAGAACCAAAATCCTGCATAAAGTCCAAGGAAACGGAATTATCTGCCAAACCCGCAACGCGAGATTTTGATGTGCTTCCGAAAGTTGTGGTCTCAATAATATCGTATTTGGTTTCAAGCGTGATGTTATTGATATGGTCTGAGAGATCAATGCCACCAATTGTAATTGATGGATTTGTAAGTACGAGTTTTGCCATTATGCAGTCGCCTTTGTGATCGCTCCGCTAATTGGCCATGTAACTGAAGCAGTTGCAAGTTGACCAATTCCACCCTTGAGTGGAGTCCAGTCTGAAACTAGCGCGGAAAATGTGTAGGTTGGGTTTGTTGTTGATGCTGCTGTTGATGCTGGCTGAACAACAATTGTTGTTGTTTGCCCAATCAAAGGATAAATCGTTGCTTCGACATTCGCTGAAGCAAAATCTTGATGAAAATCAATGCTTACTGAGTTGTCAGCAAGACCGGCAACGCGAGTTTTAGCAGCTCCCGAAACGCCGAATGCAGTGGTTTCCACAATGTCGTCTTTGGTTTCAATTGTGATGTTATTGATATGGTCTGACAATATGACGGAGTTGATCGTCACCTTTGCATCGGTAAGAACAATCTTACTCATTTGGTTGCTCCTTCTGTGGTTGCTGGTTGTGCTACTGGCGCGGTTGCTTTGGCACTTGCGTTGGTTGTTAGATGACCACCAACAACAAGAGCATCAATGTTCGCTCCCATTGCTAGTAATTCTTCATCAGTAATGGAATCGCCATTGACTTTGGCGCAATCCAAACGATCCGAGGTGATTGTGTAAGCCATTGGGTCTCCTTATGACTGGGCTTGGTAAGAGATATTGAAATTGATTACTACTGCCGCACCACTTGTGGTTTGGCGGTAACTTGTTGTGTGCGATTCCAACCATGAATAGAAACAAGTTCCAGCAAAGGTTGGATCAACGCGAATTGCAGTATCAACCGCCGAAAGCAAGGCGTAAGCCCTAATTCTTCGGGCAGTGACACTTGACCCGCCATCCCATGACCAAAGCGAGCAACTGATTGAGCCGTTTTCCTCATGTATATCTGAGAAATCAAGTGGTGTATTTCGAACGCTACCGATTTGCATTTCAACATCGGCATTTGATCCATCATGTCCAACAGCGATTGCATCGCCAGGATAAGACTCGTCAACTTCAGCCCCATCAAATACTCGAACGCCAGTCAAGGATGAAGAATTTCCAAGAGCGGTGATCAAGTTGCTGATCATCGTTGGAAACTTGGTTGTGACTGCCATTAGGCAATACCAGGCAAGCTAGTTGGGTCAAGTAATTCCATCGCTCTGCGAGGCAGTGAATAGGTTGGGCTTGAATAAAGTTCATCGCCACCAAGGTTTCGACCCATTACATTCATTGCGCCTCTTTGGGTTTGCCATAAGTGACGAATGATTTCAAGAACGCCTTGCTTGGCGCTCATTGGTGGATTTACATAGCCGGCAACATAAGTCACTGAAATGTTGTTCATTCCTGGCGCCCAATATCCATAAGAATTTGAAGCATACAAAGTGTCAGAACCAACACGATAAAGGCGTTGACCGGTTGGATCAACCGCATAAGCGGTTGCGGCAATCAAGGCATTGTTTTCGTAAACCGAAGTGATTGAAACAACTTTTGGATTGCGAATGCGTAAAAATTCGCCAGCGCCATCATAAAGTTCATTCGTATAAGTACGGCGACCAAGAACAATGCCTGTGTATTGCTCAGCAAGATCGGTGGCAGCATCCATAAAGCGGCGAACTTCATTTTCATTTGCGCTCGCTGTCGGGATGTTTAGATATTCCAAAACTTCGTCATAACCAACAATCCCAATGTCATTGATGTCGCGAACTTCAAAAACATCTGAATAAGCCTGTGGCCAAGTACCAGTTGCATTCCAAGAATAAACATGGCGACCTGCTAGGGTCGGCAAATATGTTGTGGTGTAAGTGCCAGTGATGGTTGTTGCGGTCGTTAGAGAGACATTTGAGCCGTCTGGAAGGGTAACTGAAGCGGTAACAGTGCCAGGGTTGGCAGCAGCGCCAGATGAATCAACGGTGAGCCAAGTCAAATAAACCTTGTCGCCGAGATCGTAACTTGCCATCGGTTACTCCTTAGAAGTTAGGGCATCAGACTCATCTGCCAGGGGTACATCTGAGCCTGATGCTTCATAATTATTTAGAGCCGCGACCCTCATTGGGTTGTGGTGGCGCTCATCGAGCCAAAATTGTTTTTGATGCGGAAGAATTGCACCGGTATGAACATGGATTTTGTAACCCATTGATTTCAATCGTTTAGAGAAAAGCAAATCCTCGCCAAAATACTTTCCTTCAATTGCGCCTTCAACAAACCAAGCCCAATCTTTGCCTTGATTTGGAGTCGCATTTTTTTGCATATCAAGCAAAACACTTCGATGGATTAGCAAACAGCCTGTGCCAACCGCATCCACTTCAAGAATTTGATCCTTTGGATAAGCATCAATTGCAGTCAACCCTTTTTCCATATCCATTTTGTAAATGGTTGGGATCGGTCTGAGATTGTCATCATTATCAAAGAATGCGGCAAAAACTAGACCTGACATGACTGGGCGCTCAATATGGTGAGCGGAATCAATCAATTTGAGCCAAGTATCAACCGACAATCGCTCATCAGAATCAACCATCAAAAGCCATTCGGATGTGGTGTTGTCAAGATAAGTTTTGACGACCAAATTTCGTGACCTTGTTGTCAATCCAATGTTGCCAACTTGAACAAGATGATCAAATCGGCCTGTTTTATCTTTGGCAATATGGATCAAATCTTGAGCAAGAAGCCCATTGATC